AAGGAATCTGCAAGAGGTTGGGGCCTGGATATACTCGCAGTATATATAACAGATATAGGTCCTACACAGAATATAAGACTCTTAACGGATATAACGAATACGACAGTCATACCAGTTATAGGGAGTGAAGAATAATGAGCGATGCAAAAACTGAGTTTGAATTAAAAACGTCTTTTGTGTTTAACTATCTTGTGGGATCTGTTGAACAGAAAAAGATAACTCAAATGGAAATTGTTCGTTTACTTGATATGTTGAAAAGATATTTTATAGAACAGGCTGGTTGTAATTGTATAAGTACTATATCAGAGGAAGAAATAAATAAAGAACTTGAAACAATAAAATTACAGGTGGTAGAATAAATGGGTGAAAATGAACACCCAATAAAAACACGAATACCAAATGCTAAGACCATAGCTGCAATGGAAGAAACTGATGCTGGCGTTAATTTGCATAGATTTAATACTATAGAAGAAATGATCCATGAACTTGAAACTCCTGGAGAAAAATAATGGATAACGCAGCCATAAAAAAGATATGGGATGGGTTTGGACCAGAAGGACAAAATATGACTCTCGCAGAATTTAGTCAGGAAATGCACGCATTGACAGATCAGAATAAAATACGACAAGACCTGGCAGATATTGAATTGCTTAAAGCTCGTGAAAGATCGAATAAAATCAGGATAGACAGGACACGTTAATGGGTTACGCTTCGCTGATAAAAGATAATAATTGGAACTCGATACGTTGGGCGATTAATAAACTGGACACTAAACTTGGTTCCAATTCTTCGCCGACTTTTGTTGAAATAGCATTAACAGGAGCTACAGATCATGGGCTTCTTTTGGGAGCAGGTACAGACCCCCTTACTTCACTTGCAGTAGCTGCGAATGGGGAGATACCGATAGGCAGTGCTGGAGCAGATCCTATACTTGCTGCAATAACAGGTGGCTCTGGTATTGATGTTACTAATGGTGTTGGTTCCATTACACTTGATTTGGGAGATTTAACTACTAATTGGACAATAGTTACCAATAGTATCAGCTTGACCAACGGTGATATCAGCTTGACCAACGGTGGTATCAGCTTGACCAACGGTGGTATTAATATCTTTGGCCCTATTCTTTTAAACAACAATGACCTTATCCTTGGTCTTGGAGATATAGGATTAGGAACTGCTCCTTATCCTAATTCTTGGACTAATGCCGGTGTATTAACTGTCAGCAATTCCATTGGCCTTGATACTATTACAATAGATAGCACTGGTTATGTAGATACTGACGGTAAAATAGATATTCAAGGTGTCTCTTTTAACAATGCGGCAACAGATGCCCCTGATATTTTAACCGTAGTCGGTGCCGATGCCATCTCCCCAGCAGTAAGAGGTAGTGATATTTTGTTTATCGCCGGTGGTGGTGGGCTTGGTAGTGGCGGAAATATCGAATGTAAAACCAAAATTGGTGCTGGTGGTGTTTTTGGCGATGTTATATTAGCTGAAGACGGTGGCAAAGTTGGAATTGGGACAAGTTCTCCAGACTCCGCATTTCATATTAAAGCAAATTTTCCAGGGATTGTTGGTAATGATTACGCAGGACAAATAATTATTCAGAATCCTGCTAATGATGTAACGTCTAATGTAGTTATTACAGCTTATGAATCAGATGGTGATGGAAATCCTGACCAGCAACTTTGGTATCTTGGAAGTTCATCAACTGGCAATTCAGATATTATTTTTTTAAATCGAAGAAATGCTAAACTTCAACTGGGAACAAATGACAGTTACTATCTAACAATTTTAGGTAATGGCAACGTGGGCATCGGAGTAATAGACCCCGATGCTAAATTAGAAGTTGTAGGAACACTACACATTTCAGATGCTGCAACTTTTGATAGCACTCTCGGTGCAGGAGCGATAACGGGCACATCATTGACCGATGGCACAGCCACTCTTTCGGGCGGCAATCTTACGGGTATGGGCAATATCACAGGTTCGGATGTGGATATTTCCGCAGGGACAGGCGATTATCTTAGTACAGGCGATATAAATTGTGCCACCTTAACTGTTGGCGATGGCGGGATAACTGATTATTTCTCTGTATCTGCCACTGGTGATGGTCAGTTTTTTGGTGCTGGTGATTTATTGGTTGGTAATAATATGTATTTCGCCAGGTCGGCAACAGCTTCAAATGTTGGGATTTTCTTTAATCAAACATCTACTCGAATTGAATTTAGGGATACTTCTGCTAATGTGTTAGCCTCTTTTGCTTACGCCGTAGGTGGCACAATTAATCTGAATAATTTCACGGTAGTAGGCGGCTTGCCGACAGAGGTTACACCAAACGTAACCAAAGATATGTTGGCGGTCTTTAAGGATGGTAGTGGTTCGGGAAATCGGCGGGCAGGATTATTTGTGATGGAAGTCGGTGGTGCTGGCACTATCAGTGGTCCGAAAATCGGCTTAAACGCATTTGCTTATACTGTTGACGACTCTACTATCGCTTTAACTAAAACCGACGCAGGTGGCGGTCTTGTCGGTGGCAGGTATGCAGCCAGAGTTCACGGCGATGGTACGGTGAGTTTGGGTGGTGGTGTTTCTGCATTTGCTGAAATACTTTCCGGCAGTCCCGCAGAATTTACAGATGCCTATTGTTTTCAGGCTGAGGGAATCATAGAGGCCGGTTCTGGTACTGGTATAGTTAATGCTCACGCTGTCTGGATAAGGAATGGTTCCGGTAATATAGGCACTTATACTGGTTTGGATATTGATGATATAGATGCTGGCACAACGAACAATCCTATCCACCAAAGAGGAACGACAGGGATAAATCTATTTAAGGCAGAGAGCCGATTTGGAAGTTCGACTGCTTACGAAGTAATAGAGATAGATGGTGATACATACTGGGTGGGTGCTGGAAGTGGATTACCTTTTGGAGAATGTCATCAAACTGACGATGCAACATTCACAGTAACTATGGCAACGCAGAATGTGTGGGTTGAGGTTGATGCCGCAACAACTAATATAAGTGCAATAGAACTAAACCTTGTTACATTCCCCGATGACCACTATTTATTATGTCAAGTAGTAGGAAAATATTTGGTAACTTATAGTTTTACAGCAGAGATAAATAACGTTGCTGGTGGAGACCAGCATGTAGAAAGCGGGATTATGGTTAATGGTTCTATCCAAACAGATAAAGGAATTGGACACGAACAATATGCAGCAATAAATAAACAGAGAAATCTACAAGGGCATAGTATTATAGATATTACTTCTGCAAATGACCAAATAAGTTTGGCGATACAGAACACATCATCAGCAGGGAAGATATTAACAATAGACCACCTGAATGTAACAATTACACAATTGGGCGGAACTTAGAATGACTGATATACCACTACTACAACCTAAAATATTAAATTAATTAGAGGAGATACCAGATGATAATTAAACTCAATACTGTTTTAGTTGATGAAAAAGGTGAACCTCTCAAAGATGGAGATAAAGAAATTGTTACATTGGGTGTAGTCTGCACCAATGCTTTACTTGCACCTGATCCAGAAGAAAGAAATCTCGATAATAAAGTAAAAAAATACCATCTTCACCTAAGAATGTTTGAGAAAGAGGAAGTGGAGATAACTGCTGATGAAATAGTGCTTCTTGAAAAATGTATTAATGTGGCTTATACGCAGCCCTTAATTGTAGGTCAGGTAAGGGATATATTAGAACAAAAAGTTTTAGAACAGAAAGAGGAAAACTGATATGTCTGAGAACGTAAGACAAGAAGTAATCGCTACTGGTTGGAGAGATGGTGGCACACCAATAACAATAGCTGATGTTGCGTGGGGTACTACTGAACTTGCAGTTGCTATAGTAGAAGCAATACCCACGACTACAGTATTATTAGTAGAAATTCCATATGGTGCAGCTAATCTGGAGATGAGATTTTATGGCACTACAAGTAATGATGATGATGTTGTAGTAAATATTTATGGAAAAAGAGATGGTGATGGATATTATCAGTTAATCGCCACACTAACAATGATACATGGCACAGCCCAAAAGGGTGCAGCAACAGAATTGTGGGTAGACACTATTGCTGAAACAGTAGATGCTACGCCTGAAGGAAGTGGTGCTATTATAAGCCCCGCTGATAATACTATAGCCAGATATTATTTCAAGCCAGGTGGTTATAAGCAACTTGCTATAATTGCTACAACTCTCGATGGTACAGATCTTGGTGTAGAATACGCAGCATACAGTGGATAATATTTTATGAAGAAAAATAAAAAAATGTTGTTACAGTGTGTGCTATGTTTGACAATACTCTTTTGTATGAGTCAGATTCTACCGATTATAAATTTCTATGAACCATCTGAAATAAATATCACTACAAATGTGATAGAGAATATTACATTGCAGGAACAGATTTATTCTGTATTACCAAGTTGTGTTTATATCGAAGCTAAAGTGATATATGAAGGTTGGAATGGGGAATCAATAACTTCAATACGATCCGGTTCAGGAGTTATAGTTTCTAAAGACGGATTAATAGTTACTGCTGGACACATGGTTGATAGAGCAATAAAAATAACTGTTAGATTAAATGATGGTAGAGAATTTGAAGCTGTGGAATGGCAAAAAGAAAATTATACTGATTTAGGATTAATTAAAATTGATTCTAATAATTTACCAACAGTGCTACTTGGTGATTCTGATAATGAGTTTTTAGGGAATCAAGTTTTCATAATCGGTTGCCCATTTGGAAAACAACTTTATAATACAGTAACTACAGGAATTGTATCAGGGTTGAAACGAGATATAGATTTGTTTGGTGAAAAACTATTAATCCAAGTTGATAGCCAGGCTTGGCCCGGTAATAGTGGTGGCGGTTTATTTAATTCAAATGGTGAACTTATTGGTGTTCTTGTTGGTGCAATGAGTGGTTACGATGGGATTTCTGTGTGTATTCCTGGTAATATTGTTAAATTGATGCTCGATAAATATAATTCTGAACAAGATATTGTAAAAGCCCAATGAATGTGAAGAAGGAAGAAATAACCAGTAAACATATTAAACTTCAGCTAAGAGGTTTAATAGATAAATCTGATGGGAAAATAAATATTCCGTCAACTGCTTCTATTGAAGAACTCTTTGAAATTTTAGAGGTATTTATTATATATACACAGTTTGATCTTGAGGCCACTCGTAGGGAATTGAGAAATGCCATTGGTAAGTGAAAAATAATGACAGTAAGACCAGATCACGGATTGCGTACTAAAGCAGGACAATTGTTGTCTCAGTATTTAAGGGAAATTTCTGAGGAAGAGACTGAATTAATACATGATCCTAATAGCGGTGAAGATAGAATGGCAACAAAAGCTGAGGCTCTTGCCCGTAGAATTTGGCAAGATGCTCTTGGCTATACTGAACAGGCTAATAGTAAAGATGGTGTGCTTATTGATCTTGTACACCCACCCAATAGAGTAGCCCAATCTATATTGTTTGATCGTATAGAAGGTAGAGCACCAGCCAGTGTTAATGAAGGTGCTGAAAAAATAACTGCGGCAGAAAAAGTAAATGAGCAAAGTGCGAAACGTATTGCTAAAGCAGGAAATTTGAATAATGATGCTAACAGCAGTTGAGGAATTAAAACCAACACTTTCGGAGCCTTTTCCAAATGTCCCCCGACATTGGAAAGATCCAAAAACTGATCTGATAATTCCTAAATTTGAAGTAGAGAATATTGAGTGGCGTGGAAACCTGCTGAAACAGGCTGAGAATGATTTAATTCTTAGGCGTGATTTACTTACAGCCAGTAAACAGTCTTTGGAGTTCTGGACAAATACTTTTGTTTGGACATATCACCAGTTTGATGTGAATCCTGAAACTGGTGAACGGATTGAAGCCAGGCAACCACACAATCCATTTATAACCTGGGAAATTCAGGATGAATTATTAAGTATATTCCTTAATTGTTTAAAAGTCGGCGAAGATATTCTTATTGATAAGTGCCGTGATATGGGTGCAAGCTGGATATGTGTTTTATTTTTACATTGGCTGTGGTTATTTAGACCAGATAGCCAACTTCTCGAAATGTCTCGTACTCAGGATTATGTTGATCAAACTGGTAATATGAAAGCATTGTTTCAGAAACATGATTATATAAATAGCTGGCTCCCGGAATGGATGCTTCCTCCAAGTGTTAGTTTTGGTGAAAAGTATCGTACAAAGATGCACATGAAAAATATTATTAATGGTAGTGTTATTGATGGTGAATCAACTACTGAACATGCAGCATCTGGCGATAGACGTTTAATTGGTTTGCTTGATGAATTTGCTAAAGTGGAACATGGACAATTGATGCGATCGGCTACAAGGGATGCTTGTTATGTTCGTATTATAAATTCTACACCCGCTGGTCCAGGGACTGAATACAGTAAGTGGAAAAAGAGTGCACAGATTAAAATTTTTGTTTTACCATTTCATGAACATCCAGAAAAAGGTAAAGATCGTTATGTAAGAAAGACAGAGACGGGAAATTATGAGATTAGATCTCCCTGGTTTGATCACGAAGAAACTGTACGATCTCCGCAGGAAATGGCACGAGAAATTTTGCGTCAGGATCTTGAATCTGGCAGTGTGTTTTTTACGATACCAAATATAGAAAAACATATAGCCTTGTTTGCAAAAGATGCGAGAACACGTTATCACATACATTTTAAATCTGGTATACCTAATGATGCTGTGTTTGGAATTATCAGAAGGAGGGATATAAAAAAAGTTTCTATAAAACGTGGTAAGAATGGTCCGTTAAGAGTGTGGTGTAAATTAATAGCAGATCGACCAGACCAATCTAAAACATATATTTTTGGTATTGATCTTGGTAAAGGACAAGGAGCGTCAAATTCAGTTATTTCTATTAAATGTAAAGAAACTGGAGAGAAAATTGCTGAATGGCGTGATGCCAATACGCCACCTTATGATATGGCTCGAATTGCTGTGGCTTTGGCACTTTGGTGTGGTGGTAGGGCACCACGCAGATTGCCGTTTCTTAAATGGGAAAATAATGGTCCAGGTTGGGATTTTGGTAAAATTGTTGTAAGGATTTTTAAATATGCTTATTTTTACAAAAAAATTAAGCCAGGGCAAGTTGTAGATAAAAAAACCATGAGCTATGGATTTCATACAAACACGCAAAGTAAATTTGAATTGTTATCATTATATGATAGAGTTTTGGCTCACGGTGGGTATATTAATCATAGTAAACAGGGGTTGGAAGAAGCAAAATATTATGTTCATTTTAAAGATGGTGGCATAGGTCCAGCAATTTTGGTAGAAGAAAGTGCCTCTGCAAAAAAAACTCATGGTGATATAGTTATAGCTGATGCACTTACTCTTGATGACAGCGATTTGCCCAAAATAAAACACACTGGCCCGAAGGCCCCATCTAATTCATTTGGTGCCCGTTATGAGAAAGCTATGGGAAAGAAAAAAGCCAATGATGCAAAATCATGGAGACAATCATTTAGGTTTTAAAAAATGAAATGCGTAACAGTTAAAATCCACTGTCCAATGTGTAATAAATTTGAAACAAAACATGAGATTAATGTTAATGAATACGGATATTATGTATTTCCAGTGGCTTTTTGTCCACACTGTCTTAGTATATTAATATGTGTTATCGAGAATGAGGAAAGAAATGGCTGAAGAAATACAACCAATTAAATTTCAGATGGCTGTAAAACGTGGGTTTGAAAGAGGAAGGCGATATCGCCGAGCACGAGCCATGTTTGTTAGAGAATTTGTGGGGCAATATTATACGAAACAGTTTGGTTTAACAGGGGATGAACCAATCAACCTGATCTTCCACACTATTAGGGCGATAGTTCCCAATTTAGTTATGAAGAACCCAATTAATAAGCTTCAAACTAAAATAGTTGAACAGCGAGCATATGGTGAACTTTTAGGGTTGGGTATAGATCAGGTAGAACGAGACATTGATTTAAAAGAAGTCCTTAGGGCTTGGATTGTATCCGCTCTTTTTGGTTGGGGGATTATTAAAGTCGGTCTATCCGCCAGTGGAGAAATGTTACAATTTGGTGATACTAAAATAGATCCAGGTCAGGTTTATGCCGAACTCGTAGATTTAGATGATTTTGTCATTGATCCAATTTGTACTAAACTTAGAAAAGCAGCCTTTATGGGTAGCCGAGTACAGGTACCCCGTCAACTTCTTCTGGATACAGATGGCTATAATCATGATCTTGTGCGTAAATTACCTCATGCCAGGTATACTTCTGATGGAAACAGAGTTGCTGATATTAGTAAACAAGGTATGTCAACTATGGAAATGAACACTTTACAAGATCTTGTCGACGTAATAGAATTGTGGGTTCCTGAAGCAACTGCTTTAGTAACTATTTCTGATCCGGCACAAGTTACATTTAATGAATATCTTCGATTGGCAGATTATAATGGCCCAAAAGAAGGGCCATATGTAGATTTATCTTTTACGCCTCCTGTAGAAAATAACCCATATCCAATAGCTCCTGTAAGTTTATGGTATGATATACATAGAATAGCAAATAGAATATTTAAAAAAGTAATGAATCAAGCTGATCGACAAAAAGATATATTGGTATACAACCCCGCACAGTCAGATGAGGCACAGGATATTATAGATGCTAAGGATGGTGATGCTATAGCATCTACAGATCCAAAAAGTATACAAGTAGTATCCTTTGGTGGTCAGAATCGTGGTAATGAGTTAATGCTACAAGAATTACAAATGTGGTATAATTATATATCTGGTAATCCAGATCAAATGGCGGGTAATATTCCCCAAGCAGCAAAAGGAAAGGAAACTGCAACACGATCTCAGATTCTACAAGGAAATGCACAGATTAATATAGAAGATGCCAGGAATATTTTATATGATAAGGCATCTAATGTGAGCAAAAGGATTGCGTGGTATTTACATACTGATCCGATGATTAAATTACCAATATCCAAGCGAATAACTGGTGGGAAACAGATACAATTATGGTTAACACCTGAACAACGACAAGGTGATTTTTTATGGTTCACATTTAAACTTGTAGCCAGATCTATGTCACGATTAGATCCGGCTATTAGATCCAAACGAATTGTTGAATTTGCTACAAGTCTTGTACCAGCATTAATGGCTGCGGCTAATCAGGCTATACAAATGGGTGTCCAATTTAATGTCCAAAGGGCTATTACTGATCTTGCTAATGAAATGGATATTTTGGAAGATGTACAAGATTGGTTTGATGATCCAGAATTTCAACGTAAGATGGCTATGATAGCCAAATTGGGACCGCAAAATGCTGGTAAAGCGGGGACGGGTACAAATAGTATAGAGGGTGTTTTACAAAATGGTGGATCTCCTGTAACTCGCAATATAGCGACCCCACAACAAGAATTTAATATGACTGCTCAGGATACTGCCGCAGAAAGCCAGTCAGCAAATCAAGGAGTATACTAATGGGATGTATAGGTGAGTCTGAAAAAAAGATAGATGGTTTTCATAAATATGAAATAGAAAATGCAGCACGCACCCTAATAGAAGCAATAGAAGTTAGGAAGAAACCAAAATTACTTGCTCTTGCTAAAAAGGAAGCAATGAAGCAAGCTAAGTTGGCTGAAGAAGCTGCATTAGAAAAAAAGGTTTCTGCTAAAATGGCACAAACATTTGGAAACCCTCGTCCCCACAAAGGAAAAAAAGAATGACTATACATTATTTTGTATGTGATGATTGTAAAATAACTATCAAAGATATAGATACAAAACATATTCATAAATGTCCCAAATGTGGTGGAGACATGCGGTGGGATCTTACTGGGATGGCTATTCATGGTAATTATAAACATCCTGTACATTCTGATGCCTTGGCAATACATCCTGATCAACGTGCAGAACATGAGCAAAGGTTTCCAAATATAGAAATAGACAAACAGAACAGACCTGTATTTAATAACTATACAGATCACGAGAGTTATTTAAAGAAATGTAATCTTGTGAAAGTTCCTAAAAAAATTAAACCTAAAGGAAAGATAATAGCTAAAACTCCATAAATAACCGACCCTCGGTGTGTAACCGAGCCGCTTAATTGAAAAGGAGATAAAAATGTTAGATTCTGAAGTGCGACAAGCTGTTAATAGTATTGAAGCAGCAAAACCCAATGAGACTGTTGCTGATAAAGATGTAGATGTTGTAGTTGATGGAGCAGCCGCAGTTGAATTGGAAGATAAGACAGAACAAAGATTAAATGATGTGTTTAGTGGTAAAGGTGTTCAGGAAGAAGCGGCAGAGAAATCTGAAAAATCAGATGATTCTACACTGGAAAAGTCAAAGGAAAAGCCAGAAGAAAAATCTGATGTGAAAGTTGACTCTACCCCGGAAGAAAAACCTGACACAGAAGTGGTTGAAAAACCTGAAATAAAAGCGGTTGAAAAAGACACGGAAGTTGAATCACAAGCTACGGATGCGGATGCTGATAAAGGCAGTGAGAAGAAGAAAGATGTCACGCCACTTTCTGATGCCTATTATCGTGCGGCTATCCATAGGGGTTGGAAACCAGAAGAAATTGAAGCCTTCTATGAGTCCAAACCCGATTTATGTGTTAAGACACTTGGTAACATCTATGAAGCAGTGAAACGATCCAATGAAGAATTTGCTACACTCGGTCGTGCGTATAAGGAACGCAGTACACAAGAGGCTACAGCGACAGTTACGGCTACCTCGCCTGAAGCCAAAAAGACTGAGTACAAAAGTATTGATTTTGAGGCTCTTGAAAAGACTGATATTGACCCTGACACTCTGGCTGCTCTTAAAGCCCAAGATGTACAGGGAAAAATTACGTTTGACATGCTCCAAGAAATACAAGGGGCTAAGTCTGTTCAAAGTCCTACACAGCCATCTTATGTTGCGGGACAAAGTCCTCGTGTAATTGCTCAGGAGACTGCTTTAATTCAACAGCAGATAGAAAATTTCTTTGATGCTGATGAATTAAAACTTTATAGCGGTTTTTATGGGGATATACCAAAGGACGCAAAAGATTGGGGTGCTCTCAGTCCTGGACAAAAAGCAAATCGTTGGGCTGTGATTGAAATGATGGATGATTTAATGGCAGGTGCTCACATGAATCACCGTGATATGGAAATAGATGAAGCTATGCAATTAGCCCATCTTAACATATCTGAATCGCAACGTGAAAAAGTAATACGTGAAAAATTAAAAGCTGATGTAACCAAAAGAGGTAATAGTCTTACACTGAAACCTTCAGGTGCTGCTAAATCTGACTCTACTAATAAACCGCAGACACCGGAGGAATTAATAGAGACTACTCAGGAAAGACTGAATAAAGTTTTTAATTAATAGCGTAGGAAGGATTAGAAATGGCTGTGAAAAATAGTGATTTAGCCGATCTTATTGCCATTACGATAAATGATTTACCAAAACAGGAATTTGAAGTAGGTTGGGATAGTCAAGACTTTGAAGCCTGTAGAATTTATCAAAATGAGCGTATGGTAATAGATGGTGGTAATCAGATCGAGCGAAAGATTATGCTCGATGAATCTGGTAATGCGAGGTATCGTAGAGCTTATGATACTGATGAGCCGCAGGTTGGTGATGTAATGCACACCATTAAGGTTCCCTGGACCAGAATTGGTACAAATTATTCTTGGGATGATTTTGAATTACTCCAGAATAAAAACAATGCCAAAGGTTTTATTGACCTTATGAAAGTTCGTAGAGTTGATGGCCTATGGTCATTGGCTGAATTAATTGAGGATAGATTCTGGAAAACTCCTGAGAGTTCAACAGATGATCTCTATCCCAATGGTGTACCATATTATATTACCATGTTTTCAGCGGATGGCACACTTAATACAAGTGCCGGTGCTTTTAATGGTATATTTATAAAGTACCAAGATGGAACATATGATTCTACATGTGCAAATATTAATAGTGCTAATGAGGCAAAGTGGCGTAATTGGACTGCTGTATATACTGCTATTGACAATGCGTTTTTGAAAGCATTTCGTTTAGCATTTATGTACACCCGTTTTAAAGCACCACTTATTGTTAATGATCCGCAGAATAAACGATCTGCTGCAAAGCGTGTTTATACTGATTTTGATACTGTGTCACAGATAATGGATCTTGCCGATCAGAAAGATGATAGGCATACTGGTAAGGACATTATGAGCAATTTGAAAATGGATGATACTGGCCTTGCTTATGTTAATAGACTGCCAGTGGTTCCAATTCCACAACTGAATGGTGCATCGTATACTCCAGTTTATTGTATTGATTTTGCCAAATTCATTCCTTATGTACATGATGGTTATTGGATGAAGGAAGGCGAACCTGAGACAGATCGTGGTCAACACACTACGTTTACTGTGTATCTGGATGGTGCTCATAATAATCTGTGTCTCAACAGACGTACTGCTGGTTTTGTACTTCACAAACCCAGTTAATGTTAAATTAATATTTTATTAACTTTCGAGGGGCCAGGCAATCTGGCCTGTTTGCCCCTCTTTGAAGGGAAAAATTGAAATGGCAAAAGGAAAATGGAAAGCAACTCTTTTAGGGATTCAAGGTCTAATAGGCCATAGACAAGCACCAGATTGGGATTTTCTTTATGCACGCTCTACAACTATAAATCCAAATTATGTAGTCGGTGATAGAGTTGTAACACCAGATGGTCGTGTATTTCGTTATGCAAAGGCAGGTGGAACACTACAGTGCGATTATGCCTGTAAATTTTCTTATAATGAGTATATTGAATATGCAACACTTGCTCAATCTGAAGTTGCCGGTGCAAAATCAGTAAAGATTACAGTATCGGCTGGTAGTGTTGGTAAAGCTGCTGATGGTGTTATAACTGTGGATGAACTTCGTGGTGGATATATTGCTATTTTTATGGCTGGTCTGGGTGATAATCAGAGCCGGGGTATAATTGGCAATAGTGCACTTGCTGCTGATGGTACCTCTATTATTGTTTACCTTGATGCTTCATTAGATCGTGCTGTTGATTCTTCGGATGCTGCTGAAGTTCTTGGCAGTCCATATGATGGTGTACAAGATACACAAGCATCTGCTGATGCTTATGCTTCAAAAGCAGGTTTGCCGAATGTTCCAGCGACTGTTAATCAATATTGTTGGATTCAGACCGCAGGGCCACGTTGGATGTCCCCAACCGCTTCTGCCACTGGTGGGGCTTCACAAGAACGTGATGTGTATTTTGATAGCAATGGTGGTGTCAGCGAACACACATATAATTCCAGTACTGTTCTGAATAGACAACGTGCAGGATTTATTATTGATAAACAGACTGCTGGTGTTGATGGTGCACCATTTATTATGTTACAGATTAGTTCGTAATTAATTTTTAATGCTGTCCTGTGTAGTATATATACTACACAGGATGGCTTTTGGAGAAAAAGAAAATGATATTAAAACATGCAAAGATAATAGTACAAAAGGCAGAATATGTAGAAGCACAAAGAGTAATTGCTGAGGCTGAAACCGAGGAGACCAACCAGCTTATTGCTGATGCTAATAACATTGCTACTGAGCCTGAAACCCAAGTTGAAGTACCACAGCCGATAGAAGAAAACCCGACTGAGAATGAAGCACCAGTAGAAGAAACTGAGGATAGTAATGAGTGACTTGAATATTGATAATGTAGAATTTTCTGTATTACCTAAAGATATAACATTTACAACGAAAGTTAATGGCGATGCAATTGCAATGGTAGGGATTGTATTATCTGCGGATCAGGCTGCTCGACTGGCTTATTTGATAAACACACCTGGAGCTTTGCAAATAAAAATAGAGAAATGAGGCTAACCAATGTCTGAACCTACAGGTGCTTTAACTTTTTATGGTTTGATTCTACGAGTGGCAAGAGAAGCTGGTATAGCTTATCATGGTGCTGATGGTGATGAACCTGCTATGATTCCAGTTGATTACCACGATTTTGAACTTTGTAAACGAGTTGTAAATGACGGAATTAGAATGTTCATAGCTGATGCTCCGCCTAAAGGATGGCGTTGGATGCGTAGAATTATGAGTGTTTCTCTCACAGCTACTCGGATTACTGGTACTGCTGATTCAGCAAGTGCTACTACTATTGTCGATGCGACACTTGCTACAACGTATGATAGCAATGGTGATTTAGATGATTATTGGTGCTATATTCTTACTGGAACAGGTGCGGGTAGTTATGCTCAGATAGCAAGTTATACGGCTACTGGAACACCTGGAGAGTGTACTGTAGCTGATTGGCTTGATCAATATGGTAATCCCGGCGGTACAAACCCTGCTGCTGATTCTACATTTGCTATTACGCCAATAGAAACTGTAGGTGGGGATATAACTCGCTATCCTTTACCAGAAAATTTTGGTGGTGAAGTAGATGGACAGATTAAATACGAGGCAGATTCCACGCATGGCACTCATATTGAATGGCGTGATGAGTCACTAATACGAGCAAGGCAAACTGTTACTACATTTACAAATTATCCCCATCGTGCCGCTATTAGACCTCTTGAATATGGATCCAATAGTTTTGGTCCGAAGCGTAGATTTGAATTTATTATTGATTACAAACCGTCTGCTGCTGAAGTTGTGGAATTTCCATATACACTGTTCTTTGATGAATTAAGAATGGTTGCCGGATTAGCTTCAGGTGGAAGTGCAACCACTTTAGTAGATTCCAGTTTTGCAAATTATTACCCCCTTGATTATTTTAAAGATGACTGGAAATGTTATGTTATAAGTGGAACTGGTAGAAACGCCAGAGGAATAGTTACTGGTTTTACTGGCACTTCGTTTACAGTTGCAGTGGCTGATTGGTTGGCTATTGACGATAGTACAGCTTCTGCTACTGATGCTACTGATGGTGACGCATATTATTTAGAGCCACTTTCTAACCTGCATCCAGCAGGATTTAGATTTGATCAAGCTATATTAGCTGCATGTTTGGCTCAGGCAGAAACAGATATAGAAGATGTGGCTTCTAATTTTATGCAGAAATATATGCAAAAGGCTTTACTCAAAGCATATGCAATTGACACTCGCAGTGCTCCAAGAAAACTTGGTTCTATGAATGAGCCAACAGAAAGATCTTATGGTAGACAACATGGCCGATTGGATGCTACAACTGATCATGACATATAAAAATAAACACAATATAATAAGGAGTAAAAAAGATGTCAGAAAAAAAATGGTTTAAAAATGTATGGGCTGGTGTTATACCGATTCAGTATAAATCGGTAAGGTTAACAAGTGCAGAAATTTTAGCCATGTATACTACACCAAAAGCACTTTTAGATGCACCAGGAGCAGGTAAAGTCATTGAATTTTTGTCAGCCGTATTTTTTCTTGATCACGGCGGAACAGACTATGCTGCTGGTGGTGCAGCAGTTATTCAAACAGTAACAGGAAATACAGCCGTGAGTGATGCAATAGCTGCGGGTACTCTTGTAAACGCATCTGCTGATGTTTATGTAGTTGCACAAGCGTTATCTGCTGAAGTGGCATTAGACGTTAATGAGGGATTAGAATTAACTAATGCTTCAGCAGTTCATACAACTGGGAACGGTATATTGATAGTCGATATAGCATATCGTATCCATGATTTTAATTAATATTGCGGGGAGATATGATGGCGTATACTTACAGAAAATATAAAAAGGGAGTTAAGAAGTTAGGGGCTAAACAAGTTGCTACACCCGTAGAATTTAAACTTATCCAAAAAAGGATGCAGAAAAGATATGGTAAGACTTTAAGAACAAGTTCGATAGAAAAATCCTTACGGAAGGCTGGTTTAACAGAAAAAGAAATAGCACGATTGCGAGGCAAATAATGAGGAAACTATTTCCTTTACAAGGTATTGATAAAGGACGTGCTACACCTGAACAGCCAATAGCAACTTCACCTGATTTAAATAATGTGCGTCCATATGATACACTTGATAATCGAGCACGTGGCGGTCAACGTCCAGGATTAGATAAATTGTATGCCCAACAAATTGGCGGTACTGAAGCTCCTATTGTAGCGATGTGTTCTGTAACGGTGGTGCGATAATGGCAGAGACAAAATATGATTCCTGGGAAAACACTTCGACTCAATCGTCAAAAACATTTGATGATGGTACTGAGTTTTTACAAGGCATGGTTTTTACTGCTTCTGCTAATTATGCTATAACTTCTATAGAAGTGTTTATTACAGGTACTCTTGGAACAGCAGCAGTATTAACTGGTGAAATATATGCCATTGATGGTTCAGATCATCCAACTGGTTCAGCTTTAGCCTCTGGTACATTAGATGTTAGTGACTTAAATTCAGTTTTTGTGTGGAAAAAAGTAACTTTTAGTAGTTCATATAATTTAACATCCGGGACGAAATATGCTATTGTCCTTACACATAGTACAGCAGATAATTTACTATGGAGAAATGCTGCTGGTGGTGGTGGTTATCCTGATGGAAATAATGTGTATAGTAGTGATAGTGGTTCTTCTTGGATTACTCATACACCGGATCAGAATTTTAAAACTTATGGTACTGCATCAACACCCGTTGATATGACATATACTAAAAAATTAGTAGCCATTGCTAATGATGAAGTCTGGTATGAATCCTCAGCAGGTACAATGGCAGAATTAACTGACGCAAATGGAAATATAAATATTGCTAATCCTTTGTCAATGTTTGAAGCATATGGAAAAATTTTTATAGTTAATCAGTCTAATTTAAAAATAGCTGATTTTACTAATAGTAAACTTCATACAACTGACATCTTACCTGCTGGAGTTTATCCTCGTCATGGAACTGTTATAGAAGCTACTGGTGGAACAGCCAGTGGTGCTAAAATGGTTGTGGATTATATCACTGATCTTGATGGTGATACTTATGTATATGGTCAGAGAATAACAACGGAAACTTTTCAAAGCGGGGATGTTTGTACAGCAACTATTGATGAAGGAGCAGTTTCATTTACATTAGATGCTGCCGAAGTAATAGGACCACATTGGTATAGTTGGACTACTTATGGTAATGCTGCTAAGGATGATACAACTTATGGGGCATTACCCAATAAAGCAACTATAGGTTGTCTTTATAGAGGTAGACCTACAATATCAGGCAATCCTGAATATCCGCATCAGTGGTATATGATGAGACAGGGTAATCCCTTTGATGCTCTTTATGGAATTAATGATGCACAGTCAGCCGTAGCTGGTCATGATGCTGATGTTGGTGAAATTGGAGATATTGTACGAGCGTTAATTCCATATAAAGATGACTACCTTGTTTTCGGGTGTGTAAATACAATGTGGCTCTTAACTGGAGATCCCGCTGAAGGTGGGTCATTAAATGAACTTGATCTTACTACAGGAATATTTGGAGCACAAAGTTGGTGTTTTGATGGAGAAGAAAATTTATGGTTCTGGGGAACAAATGGTATTTACAAAACTAAAATTCCGGGAAAACCAATTTGTATGTCAGAAATTAGATTGCCTAATTTGATTAAAGCTGAAGCAGTTAATCCATCAACACATCGTATTTCATTGAATTACGATCGTAGGCGGGCAGGTATTGTGATTGCTATTACTACTTTATCTGATGGGTCTAATTCAAATTATTTCTATGATTTACGAACAGATGGGTTTTTTCCAGAATCTTATCCAGAAGAATGTGGAGTTTTTTCAATGTATCATTATGAGGCTGTAGATCCTGATTATAGAAAATTAATGGTGGGTTGCCAAGATGGTTATATTCGGATTTTTGATGAGGATGCAGCAGATGATGATATTGGAGCATCAGATGAAGCCATTGATAGTTACGTAACATTTGCTCCGATGCCAATGTCATCAGATCCAAGATTAACAGGAAAATTAACTGGGTTAGATATTGTTTCTGCCGGTGGTGCTACTGGTGGAAGTCAATCAGATTCAGATGATATATATTTTAAAGTTTTTACCGCTAATGTAGCGGAACAGATTATTGAAAAATTAAATGCAGATGTTAATCCAAATATATCAGGAACAATAAAAGCCCCCGGTCGTCAACGGGGTAGTAGTATAAAACGAAAAGTTAAAGGTATTTATGCAGGTATAAAAATTGGAAATAACACTGCTGCTGAAACATGGGCATTTGAACAATTAATGCTGGACTTCAAACCAGCAGGGAGATTTAAATAATGGCAGAAAATATTGATGATATTATGAAAATAATTGGTACAGCTATTGAACGATATCGACCTGGTGGTGAATTTTCAGAAACACGAGCTTCTGAACTTGCAGAAAAAAAGAGGATAGCTATTCCACAGATGCAAGCTGGATTGGTTAGTCGTGGCCTTGCGGGTACAACTGTTGCAGCAGCTATACCATCACGATTTGAAATGGAAACGGCTAAACCCTGGCAAACTGAAACTGAAAAACTCCGATCATCTGCATTGATGGATGCTATTTTAGCTAAAGCTGGTTTTATGGAACGTGAATCAGGCAGAGATTTACAGTTAAAATTAGCCAGAGAGGAAGCAGATTTGCGGCAAAGACTCCAAAATCAGCAAATTTCATCGCAACAATTTATAGCACTCTTGGAAAATGCACGAGCACGATCACGCAATGAAGCACTTGCAGAACGTAATCGCATTGATGCCGCTGGCGGTGGTGGCGGTGCAGGTGGTGACGGTGGGGGTACTACTGGTGGTTATGGAAGTAGCTATGGTGGTGTTGGTACTACTTATAGTGAAGTTTCTGGCGGTGCTGGTGGTGGTAGTTATGCAGATCCACTTGCAGGTCAACCTATGTTTACGGCTGAAGGTGGTGTAGGAATGTATCTTGGGGGCCAAAGATCTTTAAGTGGGGAACAAGTAGATTGGGGACAAAACTATGGTGATGTACCTAATTCTACAGCAGAAGCTACACAACGGATATCTTCTGGTGGTGCAGGTGATGTTTATAGCCCAGGTGATTTTTATGTTGGCGGATCAGATATCGGTGGAACAATAACATCAAAATACCGTACAAGTTCTGGAAAAATTGTTCCCGGACCGCTACATGCTTAATTAACTGATGAAATAATTATAATAATATTTATATGGAGGTTTTATAATGCCAGGACTTCCTTTTGAAGATTTACCTGCTGCTCAGACAGATGAAATAAAAAATAAACTACATGGTCAATGGCAGATTGAAGCTAAAGCTTTAGATAAATCTTGGTTTCCAGATAAAAATAAATTTGCAACTGCAAGAGCAAAGTTAAATGCTAAATATCAGAGATTAGAACTTGATGCCTTTACAAAATTGCAGGAACAGCAAAAAGAACAGCAGCAAGTCCAGCAACTCATAGCTAATCCGCAACAACGTAGTCCTGAAGATGAAGCTCTATTGCGGATGCAGTTAAGACCAGAGGCTGAAAGTTTGGTGTTTCCTGAAGGTGGGCAGATTTCACCATCTTATCTGAGGTCCAAAGGATTTATAGGTAATATGCAAGGATATGCTGGAGCAGCCGAGGATCCCTGGGGGCCTGGGGGAAAAGATAAACAGAGTCTTATAGATCAATATCAAAGGTGGAGAGAATCAGAATTATATAGCACCAAAAGCATATCAGAACAACAACAGCTTGATCGAGAATGGGACATGCTAATGGCAAGCAGTCGTATTTTTAATAAATGGTGGTCAGATAAAACAAAACGAAAACAAGTGACGGAAGTAAAGGCTCTGCGTAGCACTGGTAAAATAGCTGGTGCAATGCGAGATAAAGTAACACGTGTAACGCCACTTGGTATATCACTTGGAAAAGGTAAACATACTTTTGGAATTTTTGGTTCCACTGCGGCAAAGAAAGAACCAGAAGCACAAGCGGTTACTACACAACAGAAACCAATTATCCAACAAAATAAACGCACGGGACAAAAACGGATTTCTAATGATGGTGGGAAAACATGGCGGATGATTGGGTAACAATTTTAGGCACTACTTTTAATCCAGAAGGTTCCGGCTATGACTATGAAACAGCGGCACAATATGGGTTAAGTCCTGATGAAACTGGGCATTGGCCCAGTCGTGTACCTGAAACCGGTCAGATATTAAAGGGCCAAAAACATTCTACTTATAATAAAACTGTTGCTGGAGAAAAAGAAGCTGGATTTATTATAGAAAAAGGATTAGATGGTAAATATTATTCTTCTTCTGATACTGACTGGGAACCCATTACAGATACTGCTGTAGAGGATGAATGGGAACCAGTTGCTGATATAGAACAAGCCCCACTTCTTACACGTGTGGGCGGTGCATTTGCTAAAGGTGGTATGCGACTTGGTGAAGCGTTAATAGATCTCCCTAAACATATTGTTGGTCAAGTAAAAAAATTGCCAATGGAACTTGCAGCCCATGAAATTCTCATAGCGAAAGATCCAAAAGATCGGGTAGTTAAATTAGAAAATTATGCCAAGGTAGAAAACTTTTTTAATAAAGTAATTTTTGAACTTAGCAGAGCCGGGGAAGCTCATAGAAGGGGTCAGGAAACAATACTTAAAAATCACCCTGAATGGGAGTCTGAACCACCTGAAAGTTTCATTGATTTAGTTTCCAGCCCTGATAAATTAGTGGTAGCATTGGCGGAGTCTACACCATTGTTACTTGGTGCTGGAATTTTAACAGCAGCCGGACAACCACAAATAGGTGTTATGATGATGTATGCTTCTGAAGGACAAGAAGCTTATGATCGTGCAAAAGCTGATGGAGCATCAGATGATGTAGCAGAAACAGCTTATAATGTATATGGTATAGTAGCAGCAGCATTGGAACAGATGCAGTTACAAGGTATAATGAAAATTAGTAAGGGTTTGTTTAATAGGGTGCTGAATCGCACCGCCCAGAAAGTAAGTCGTATGGGAGCAAAGGCTCTCACTATGGAAGTTATTAAGATCGCTGCTAAAGAAGGTTTGGAAGAAGTTGCACAGGGTGAGTGGGGGGATATAACTGCAAAAATGATTCATGGTGAACCCTTTGGTCCTCTTGGAGCACACATAGATCGTAGAGCACAGGAATTTTATATAGGTGCAGCTATGGGTTTAATCCCCGGTGCTGGTGGTGCTACTGTTGGAAAAGTGAAGCAACAAAGTATGGTAAATAGATTTACTGGTAAAAACTCGCCGCTAAAGAACCAACAATTTGCAGTTCTAACGGCTGAGAATCCAGGAAACCAGCCGTTAAATGCCGAGGAAAACACAGCAAGAAATGTTAAATTAATCGCTGATCTTAAAGCTCTTGGTAAAATTGCCATCCCAGTTGAAGGACGATATGGTGGGCCAGTTGAAAATTCCTTTTTGGTGTTTGGTTTAACTAATGAACAGGCATTAGAACTCGGAAAAAAATATGGACAAGAATCAGTGCTAACTCCCAAAGGACTTATTTATCAGGATGGTACAGTAAATCCAGCAGATCTAAAGAATATTAATTTTAAAGCAGATCAGGCTGATTTTTATAGTATTGTTGATGTGGGTGGCAGACCAGTTAAATTTAGTATTCCAATTAATTTTGAAACTAAAGAGCCTTTGGCTCCTACCAAAGAAGTAGCACAGCCAGTTATAGAGCCAGTTGCAGAAGTGGTTACAGATGAAATTAAACCTGTTACAGCAGATGAAGCTATAGGTAAACAGTTCGGTCTTACTCCTGAAGAAACTGATGAGCGTCTTGGTAAGGCTGAGTTACGATACCGAGAACTTAAAAATAAACCTGTTGCTGAACGCACATATACTGAGAAGAAGGAGCTTGCCTTTTTAAGTCGTAATAGAACAAACATTGAGGCCATATTAGATAGAGAAACCAGACCGGCAGAAAAGAAAATGAGCAGGAAAGAAGCCCTTGCTCTGGGTCATAGTATCCCGGAACAACTTGGTTGGACTGAGGAGCAGCGTAGGGCTTTTAATAAAAAGATAACAAACCAAAGATCTATGAAGGGGATGACACCAGCCCAACGGCAACAAATTATAACTGCTCTAACAAAAGAGGCAGAGAAGGCGGGAATAGAAATAACGACCCCTGACATTTCTCCTATAGCTGAATTGATGCTTAAACTTCAAGAAAGAAAACAGAAACCTGCTCTAACCCAACGTGATAGACGTAATATGAAGAAGCTTCGTAAAATCTATTATCAGATGAAATCTGGGACCAGTTTTTATTTTCTACATATGTCGAGAATAAAAAGACTCTCTGCGGCTTTAGATAACTATGAAACAAATGGGCCATTTACACGGTATATTTATCAACCAGTAAAAGATGCTGATACTCAGGCCGCTGTTAATTTTAGTGCAGTGATGGAAGCCAGCAAGAAAACTTTTGAAGATTTGGGTATTGATATACCTGGAATGTTCTCTGAAATAAAAGATATAGGCATAGAAGATAAACTTTCTACGTCTGAACGTATAGGTGTTTGGGCATTGGCACAGAATGAAAAAACGAAAAATCATTTACGTTCTGAGTTTACTGATAAAGAAATAGATAAGATTGTAGAATCAGTTGAAGATAATGAAAAAGAAATGCTGGTAGCTGCTGAGGTACAAACTTATTTTGAGACAGGTTGGGATGAACTAAAGGCCATAGCAGAAGCTCATGGTATTAAAGGTATAGTTAAAGAAGAAAACTATATTACTGCTTTTATTAAAAATAAAGAAGATGTTACTGATACTGAATTTATGGAAGGTTTAGTGCAACAATTCACACAAGGCAAATTTGTTCCCGGTGAACAACATACAATTAAACGTAAGCCCGGAGCAAAACGTAATTTGGAATTAAATGTATTTATGATTCATGCTCGTGCAGCTAAAGCTATGGAACGATTTAAAGTAATGGCCCCTATCGCTGATAAAACTGGACAAATGTTGAAGCATAGTGGTTTTAAAGATGCTATTAATGCTACTACTTATGGGCATGGTTCACGACTATTCGACAAGTGGTTACAAGATAGTATACGTGGTCAATCTTCTTATGACAATAGTGCAATAGGTCAGGCTCTACGGTGGTTGCGGATGCGTAGTGTACATTATGTACTCGGTGCTAAAATTCTTACAGCTGCAAAACAGGGCATATCCCTGTTTCCAGCTATGGGTATACATCCAGGGATGGCTCCTTTAATATTAGCAAATATATCCCATAATCCATTTGGGGCTAAATATAAAGCTATGGAAGCCGAGGTCCAATCTAAATCAGCCATGATGCGGCACAGAGATTGGGATAGAGATCTCCGGCAGACCTATGATAAGAAAGCCGTTCAGAAAATGTATGCTGGTAAGAAGTTGTCTCCAGTTTTAATGCGAATGGCTACTTGGGTTGATCGTCACACTGCCAGTGCTGTGTGGTATTCAGCATATCAGTTGTCACAGAAACAGGGTATGGATGAAAAAGACTCTATTAAATTTGCTGATGGTGTAGTTGAAAAGACGCAACCAATGGGTAAAGCTGTAGATCTACCTGCATTTTTTAGAGGCAGTGAATTGGAAAAGAATTTTTCCATCTTCCAAAATCAGGTTAATCAGAATGGGAATATGCTTTGGTATGATATACTCGGAGAAACTAAAGCAAGAAAAATTAGTTTACCAATGTTGGGATACCGTTTAATGATGCAGCAAGTTGCCCCAGCATTACTATTAGGTATGGTAAGTAGAGGACATTTACCTGAAGATTTTAAAGAGATAGCCAAAGATCTGGCATTTTATCTGTTGTCACCATATTTTGTTATAGGCAGATTCCTTTATAATACATTCATTGAGCGTGACTGGGGGCCTACGACTGGATTTATATGGGAGACACCCCTTACTGAAACATTCAGAGCCGTTGGTGCAGTTACAAAAGATAAGCCGGCGAGTTACGCCAGTTGGGGTGCAGCAAGACAAAAAGAATGGGACCAGAAGCGATTAAAAGATATAGCTAAATATGGGGCACGAGCAGTTGGGGCCTGGACAGGTGGTTATCCACCACTACAGGTAATTCAAACTATTGAGGGCGGTTGGAATCTGGCTATAGGTGAGACCGATGATTTTCGTGAATTGATTTGGAGTGAGTACGCATTGAAGAAGGGAAAAACTACTGATGGAAAGCCAGAAGCATACTACAAATACCAATGATCATGATTTACTTATAAGAATTGATGAGCGGACTATGAAAATAGATACCTGCCTTAGTAACCATCTTAAACATCATTGGGCAATTACATTAGCTTTACTTGCGACTGTTTTAGGTCTGGTAGCTAAGATTTTGTTTCTTTAATTTAATCTTTTTACTACCTGTACCATATCTTTATAATATTCTTCTATTTGCCACGCCATATTTTGTCTACGTATTTTTGCTAAAGTACGCAACTGATTTTTATTATTTCTATTAAATTCTTCTTGGTGAAAATTACACCAAAACACCACCCCATTCAAAAACTCCACTGTTATAGAAATTTCATTAAGTGTTTTACAGGTTCTACTTAGTTGAACTTGTACACAATATTTAGCTACACGTTTTTCCATGAGCGTTTTTACAGTTTCTACCCATTTGATAAATTCTTTGGTCATTTTATACTCCTTTAAGCAAGTAGTAGTCTGGCTATTTTCGGATCCAATTTCTCTACTTCATCCCAATGAAATATGCGGGTCAAAGGTTTTTTATCTAAAACTGGCAAATTCTCCTGGTCTTTTAATACATCACGCATATTTTCTATTTTTTCCTTGCAAATTATTCCGAACAACCCAGCATTACACCAGATTATAGGCATGATCCCCAAATGTAGATAATTGGAATTAACTTCTAATGCCGTGCATGTATTTTCTACATAATAAAATCTTCTGGTTTTACAAGTCATTTTTCTTTCCTCTCTATATTGGCTATCAAACACGCACAAATGTGGTAATAAAGATTTATTAAAAAGTTCCACATTTTCTGCCACCATTTTAAATTCATCGAAAATTTATACCTCAAATCTTTCATACTTTTTCTCGACCCCTCTTTAAATCAGCTAAGATTTCACTATTCAGATAAAAGAAAATATCTGCTATTAAACCAGTGTTACCAGAATCAGTTTTACTAAAAGAAGTACAGGCCCGTGTACCAAAGCGGGTATGATTAGACAGCAATTGACTGAATCTTTCTGCTGGGTGTGTAGACCACAATTCTTCTAAAGCACATAATAGATCCCTTTGGGCTTTACTTAAATTAGGTGCTTTGCTTTCTTCTTTTAGTTTTTCAACTTTGTCCTGGAGTTGTTCAATGTATTCTTTGACACCAGAATCTTCTGTTAAATCCTCAAATTTTATACTAGAACATTGCAAAACAGATAGTTCGCAACACAAATCATCGTTCTCAGCCTGAAGCTGCTCGATTTTATCGAGTGCTTTTGTTCCAAATTCTATCAATTCTGTATCAAGGATTAAATTTGGTGGTTCATTGAATCGGGTTTGTATATTATCTATCCAATACTTTCTTGTTATATCCATTATGTCTCCAGCAATTCTTTAATAAACATTTTTACACAATTAACATCGCAAAACTTAGGTACTAAATCATCTTCTTTTAGGAATTTTAAGATTTCAGGCCAAAAGTGTAGGAATTGTACCCTTGAACCACAATAAGAACATCGGAGGATTTTCTTTTTATCTTTTGGTTGCGGCGGATATATTGTTCTAGTTCCATTAAAGTCCGTTATTTCTTTATACCAAACCATCTTACCCGAGCTCCTCTAAAAATTTTATAACAGCTACTTTGGTTGTATAGATCTGGCCCAAACGTCTATACGAATGGAGTTTAACATTTTCTCCGTGAGCATTGATGCGACCATTCCTTATCCAATTATAAACTGTAACTCGTGAACGTGTTACTCCAGTGAGATCCCTGAGTATAGCAGGAACCAGATCGAGTTTTATTAAATCTGTTCTTTTAGGTTTAGGCATCTTCGTATCTCCTTATTACGCAATAGTTTATATTCTTCTGGTCGATCTCCACGATACAGTAGATTCTCCGATTTGTCCCCTTCCCAAAATTTCCACGGCACACTATTAAATAATATCCATATCCTGTATTTAGAAGCCAGTGTTTTATCAGGTGCAACACCTATAAGCCACTGCCTATTAAACTTTGATGTTAGTCTTACAATCCATCCACTGCCATGATTAATGGATAATCTACTAAACCCCCCCAGATTTTCATTGTGGTTTAGTGCAGCACGCAGAACCCCTGTAAAGGGAGCATTGTCTTCAATGAATTTTATCAGATCATTACGGGTATGTATTCTCATTGGATACATTTATCCTCTTTTATCTCTCTAATTATCCCTTGTGTAGAATTAGATTCAGCAAGCCATAATTCATGATCTAAATTCGATTTATTGTCCGAAGGAACTGTAACAGTAGATGTGTGACCTGTCTTTCTTCTATAATTTTGTACACCTTTGATAATTTCCACCAATGCCTTTTTTCTTTTCAGAACGACTACCAGGCATACACCAGCGGATCCGATGAACCCAATTACTGCCATCCATGTAGGAAATCTATTAACTGCGAGTCCGAGAAATAGTGTCATAATACTTGCTATAATAATACTAATCCCAATCTTCTTAACATCCATAGCAACAGTAACTATCCCACTGAAAAACGCAAGTAGACAAAAAGTTACTATCCAGTCAGATTTAGCAACTACTTTCATTACAGATTCCCATCCTGAAGCTGGTATAACAGATGTGGCAGGTGAGACTGGGCCGAGTAATGCACAGCCACTTAACAGTGTTCCTATTATTATAATAAAAATAATAAATAGGAATGTGCCTAAAATAGCTTTAAATATTTTCTCATTCATTGATTTCCTCCTTAAATAATTACGAAAACTTTCCATTTCTGGCGGAAGTTTTTTATTAAACATGTAAATCATTTGTTTACTCCTAAATATTCTCCGAAAACCCAGTCAGCCAATTTAATTTTACGGTAAATCCTGTGTCGTTTTGTCGCAGCTATGCGGCTACTTATACCATCAGGTAATCTTATTCTCGCAGGAACAGCAGATGGATAAGCAGCTAAAAACCATTGTCCAAACTGTGCCTTGTGGCCTGGCCTACGACCACATTTTGAACACCAGTGTGTCCATGCTTCATATAAATGATCTGCAATTACATAATATTCCTTATCTGGTGGTGTTCCAGGTGGTTCCATTACACAGCAATCTGCTATGAATGAAACAATAGGTGTAGTTATTTCCCTTAATTGATTTGCAATTACTGTTGATGATTCTGGCACCACAAACTTCTGGGCCAAGCGGAGACTTCGCAATCCCTGTAAAGCAAAATTAATTATCTTCCCCTCCTTAGCATCGTTAGTCAGTTTACGTTTCAGACTTAAATCTTCTCTACCCTCATAGGAATTTCCGAAATATAATATATTGAGCTTTGGTTCTAAAGCATTAGCCTGATCAGGGATATTTGGCAGATCGTTCATGGCAATTGTAAATCTGCATTTTGGATATATTTGCGGCAGGAAGGGTAAATACATACGCCTCACACCTATCGGATCCTGGCCCACAATTTGCAGAATCTTTTCCAAAGCCGCTTTGGCTTCACGTTCTCTGGGGATTTTCGCATCGCTGAGAAGCACAGCAAGTTTTCCCATGAGCGGTTGATAGCCAAATTCAGTGCATAGAGTTTGAAAAGAGGTAGAGACACATTGTTTTCGTCCGAGCATTGCTGCAAGAGTATTGAGGACAGTTCCTTTCCCACTTCTGGGTCGCCCAGTACATAGCATAAGTTTCTCATATGACATGTCCGGCACGCAGTTATACCCAAACCACTGTGCGAGGAGTTCAATTTGCTGTTCGTTGTCATTGAAAATCTCCTTATAAAATTGTTCCCAAAGATTAGACCAAGCATCTTCATTAAATTCATATGGCAATACGTTAAAACTGAATAGAGCAGGAGTAGGATCATAGAATTTTATTCGTCCCCGGATATATTCTTCTACATCAAGCAATCCATTTTTAAAGGCTATTAAATCAGCCGGGTTGGGTTTGCCAACATCTTTAAGCCATACTGGAGGATCTTCAATAAGGGGACACCATTGACTTAGAGCATCAATAATGTCACTAACCTTTGATCGTGTGGGTCTATAAGGGACAAGTGTAACTTCACCTTTGGTTCCCACTTTAGGATATACTTTCCCATCAAGAAATTTATATATACTTCCTCTGAACTCCTCTTTGTCACACTCAGAATAGTACCCAACATCGTAATTAATCCACTGGCTATGATAGCATCGTATTGTTGGAAGTTCATCTTGTGTTTTCTCCTGATCTAACCATGTTTTTGCTATTGTTGATGGTGAATCATCGAGTAGAATATTAGGATCACCACTACTTTCCCCACATTCTTGTACCCATTCTAAAAAAGATGCCTTTGTTAAGCTAACCTGATTTTTCCATTGTCGGAGGTCTTTATATTGGGACGGCGGCATAACTTTTATAACAGACCTGCATACTTTTATAAGTGTTTCAAATGTGGATTCCATTCCCCGTTTGCCAGCACCAGCATCATTGTCGCCAACTATAATTACGTCTTTTCCCCGGAGGAGTGCCGGAAGAAACTTGTTACCACCTTCCGCAGATGGCCTACCAACAGCAATGAAGCCGAGATCCACAGCCGCAGCGGTGTCTGAGTATCCTTCGATGATGATGATTGGTTCTTTAGTTTCAGGTAACACCCCCATGCCACTGTGCCTGAGATCTCCTTCTGGGTCAAGGATATGAAGATACCCAAGTTCAAGGGCTTTGGCTGATCCTTTGGATATATGAACACACACAACGGCTTTCGGATTGGGTGGATTTCCAATAGGCACGAGGCATCCATCACACTTTCCACAAATAGGACAGGAAATTTCGGCTCCGACTCTTTCCCAGTTATGTGCTCCTGAGACATAATGAACTCCTGTAAATTTAGGGTTTAGCGGATAGACTAATCCACGTTTTGATCCTGAATCTTTAACCACATATTTTTTGCCATCTGAAAAGCGTTGTAGCAGACCAATTATATTACCCTTATCATCCCGTTCTGGAGAAACATATCCACCAGTTAAAGGATTAATGCCAATACCAAGTGTACGTATGGAATTAACACTAACCCCCAATTGATCTATTAGAGGCTGAAGCATTTCTAATGATATTATATTAGAAGAAAATTTTTCAAATAACTCGGCAACCTTTAGTTGCTTTGCCATATTATCTCCAAAAACTGACGAGTGAGTTGCGGCCTCCTCCTTGGTCGGACTCCAACCAACCCACTGTCAGTTATAATTAAGCTATATTAAAATGCTGCTGCTTTATCTAACACAACCTGTCTGACTGCAAACCACTGCTCATCTGTTATATTTTCCTGTTCTACTCCAGGAGCTATCTTTTTTATGGCATCAGTCCAAATATTTGCTATCTTCTCATCACTAACATCTTTAGCTTTCATATCATACACGGTTTCCCATGCTTCATCTTTGGTACAATGCCCAGTTGGTAAATTGGGATTAGCTGCTGGTGCAGGGGGTGTAGTTTTTGTCTCTGTTGGTGCTGCTGTCGTGGTTCCTGTTGGCGGTCCGAGTGGATCATTATTTTTCTTCGTTACTGGACCTTTTGGCTGTGTGGACTTAACATTTGTCTTTGTTATTTTACCTTTTGCTTTTGCCGGAGCAGCTTTCTTACCTGAACTTTTTAACAGACTCGCATACTCAGCATCCAAAGACTTCATTTCAGCAGCATCCAGTTTACACACTGTACGACCTGGCTCGGCATCATATTCATCTATCCAAGAAACTTGCAAATTAGTTTTTCCCTCGTAGGTGTTTTCCTCTACCCTAAACTGGATTTTAGTTTTAGAAAGATCCAAAGCTGCAAGTCCAGCGAAGGAAAGACCATCCCAACCTGTTACCTTTTTCACCTGTTGGCTGTTAAGTGTCTCACCCTTGCCACCAAACAACACAAGATACGCCTGAATTTCATTCACATCATACTCTGACCAATCTACCCAAGCTTGTTCGTCTACGTCATAAATTTCTGTTGCGACTAATTGAAGTATTAATTGCGGAAAGCCACCTGAAGATTTACTTACTCCGTGATCCGCAATACGACCTCTAAATGTACTGGCCCTATCTATTAAACTCATAATTTAGTTCTCCTCTAAAATGGTTTCATTTTCCTTTTTATCATAATGCCTATCAGCACATTTACCATTTCTGTCAATTGCCTCAATAGCAGCAACACAAATAGTAGCTGCTTTTACTAAAGCAATACGGAATTTTTCTACAGTATATTCCTCACTGCGACCATCATAGGCCCCCTGGGCTAAATAATTATTAACATAGGCCACCCAGTCATTGGGCGTATTTTTATCATCAAAGTCATTGCCCCATAACCCATCTTGTCGATTTCTTTCTACACTAATCCCATTTAATATTTGTTCTCGGCTCATAATTAATCTCCCACTTTACAGTCCTTACAATGTTCTGTTTTTAATATCCCATGTTTACAAATTACTCCTTTTTTTATTCGTTCTTCTTGAATCATTTGACTCATAGCTAAATTTGCTATCTGTTTGGCATCTGCGGTTTTTATTATATCACCATGACAGTGTTTGTATTTTAACCCTGATTCACAAGGACAAGGTTCATTACGACCTATTTTATTCATTCCCATTGTAGACACTCCTTTAATGCTTCATTGCTTACCACTTCTATATATGCTCTCTGTTCATCAAAATCATACCTTACTGGTACATCTAAAGTATGACTTAATAGAATAAGTTCTGACATCCCGACAGCATCATCCAATTTACAATTTATATGAGCAACTGAAAGTTGTTTTCGTGTGGTGCGTTTAAATCTTTCACCATGTTGATTACAAGAAACAAGTTCATATGTATATATACATGAAGATTTTTTATCCCAGTACATATTATTCTCCTCCGAATATAAATTTCCAAATACTATCATCTGCTAAAGTCTCAAACGATACGGCTGATACTAATCTACCATCATCGTCATACCAGGGTGTTCGTGTCTTTGCTCTAAAATGAAGTTCTGGCTGTACAAAAACCGCACGATCTGTGCTACCACTAACCCGTTTACCTTTAACAAAAGTGTTGTAATAATCTATGCGAAGAATATAATCAGCCCATTCACAATATAGAGCTTCGATACTCCAACTTTTATCTGCGTGAAGTCGTGGTCCTGCCCTAAGATAATCTTCCCCGCCAGGATTAGGAACATTGAATAATCCTGCCTGGGCTATTAGGATAACATTCTTGCCCCGCCTGATAAGTTCATCACAATCTTGTAATGGTTCCTTCATTACATTATAAAGATGTTTGTAGCCTTTGTTGTACCCATAGCCGATTAAATTTTTAACCATCGCATCTTTTTCAGTAGGGATAGTTTGAATAACGTGTGGCTCTGCCCAGTCCTGAAGAATGGTTACTGTATCTATAACCGCAGTTTCATGTGGATCAAATAAACTTGTGTCCTGTAAAACGGTACGTACATCAGTAAAATCTTCTATGCTTGGTATTCGTTTCGGTTTTTCACCAGTAACGGGATGTCGTAATTGACCGCCACCTTCATCCAGGCCCAGGAATACGGGCTTCGGAGCAAGCAAGGCCAATGAAGATTTACCAATACCAGTATCGCCATAAAGGAGTATTCTTTTCCCCTCTTTTCCAGTTTCCCAGGATTCCACTTTAAACTTTTTGGTTGGAACAGCAGCTTTAGCAGTCTGCTTCGTTGTTGGGGGCGGCGGTGGTCGCTTCGTTGTTTTCGATGCAGGTGGTTTAGTTGATTTCCCTGATTTAGGTGGTGTAATCGCCATTATAATGTCTCCTCTAAAAATACTCTTGCAAGTTTTTCAGCAATTATATTCTTAACGTGGGTAAATACTTGGTAAGCCGGTCTTTTTCTCTTTTGCATAACAACTGTACTTTCATCCGCACCAATTTCGACAACATGTTTTTGTCCATTAAGTTTAAAAATAATACAATAGTGCTGACAGGGTGCATCATGTTTTACTTCGAGCACTGTAAATGTATTATCTTTTAATAAATCAACATACTCACCCACTACAATTTCCGTAGCTTCTTTTCTTAGTTCAGAAAGAACCTTAAATTGTTCAGCAGTTATTCCCTCACTCATTATTTAGTCTCCTCATATACTATTACTATTTTTTCACGTGGCGTACCTTTTCCAAATAAAATTATCTCTGCGTTAAGGTGTTTCGGAGATATATCCAACAATATAGCTTTAAGTTCCTCTAACATTATTTAATCTCCTCTATACGTTTTATATCCTCACTTATTTTATTCTGTATACATATTAGTGTATCAATCAGACGTGCTTTCATCAGGAGCTTTAATTTGGATTCTCCTTTGCCCAGTCGTGATATTTCTCGTGGGTCAAACGAAACGTCCGCACTCACAATACAATATGCCGTTAGTATAAGTTGCCCATATTCACATAAAAATTTATTAAATTCCAAGAAAGAGAAATGTTTGTCATATATTTCCTGTAGGGTAATTTGTGTTTCACTTAAATTTGACATGTTTCATCCTCCAAAATTTTCATTTTTTCAAATAAACAATTTTTACAGATTTTACAATCCTATTAGTTTATATTCAAATTCAAAACAAAAAAGATCCTCACTTGCTGATACCAAGTTGGTACTTACTAAGCGTATTTTTCTCTTTTTACAGCGGCGATTTCGCCATCTAACATCACCCCTATTGTGTTTACAATAAATTTCGCCACAAATTACTTTCATTTTTCCTTTTCCTTTTTAAAGATACATTTAAACCCATCGGGCACCGTGCCATCGTCTACATTTACATTATTGTAACAGATCGGAATATATGAACATCTAAATTTTGCCTCACATTGTTGCTCATTTGTCCACCACGCATTACTTTTATACATGAATTTAATAGTGTGATAGATATTATAAATATCCCAGGCCAATGCTTCGAGTTCCTTATCCGTTCTGGAAATTTCTCTACGGGCAAAATAAAACTCCTGGCGTTCTCCAATATCTGCTAACAATCGAGTACCAAACATTTCAGGAGTTTCTCGAATCGCACAGGTTCCCTCTTTTTTTCCAGGTTCCACTTCGGCTGATTCACCATTGATTAAAATAATTTTTGGAGCCGCCCTATCATTTAATTCCTCAAACGCTTGTTCCACAGAATCACAACTTACTTCAATACTAAATTCCTCTCCCAAGTATTCCCCAGTTTCTACTAATTTTTGACTATCAGCCTGAGTGAGTTTTTTCGGACCAATTCCTGGCTTGTGCCACACATCATATCTGACACCACGAATCAGGGGATCAGTTGGTTTGATGCCATATTCTTCAAGATCTCCAGCTAATTGTAATCGCTGTGCAGCATAAGGATAAAGTTTGGTCTGTGTATCCAGGGTAAGATGACTCCAAAAAGTTGAATCAGAATCTATTGAACTACCAGTAGATTTATGCTCGTCTATATAATATACTCCATTCGGACTTCGTACAATTTTATCTATCTTACCCCGTAAAGTTACATTCGGCAATGCTCGGCCAGTTGCAGGATTTAATACTGATAAATTAAATTCAATTTCCTCAGCCACAACTTCGTAATTATCTTCGGCATATACCCAATTGTAACCGCATAAACTATAAAGTAAGATTGCTCGTTCTGTTAGCCATTCTGCTTTGGTCTTAGACATAGGCACAGTCTCATAAGCTTTATTTAAGTGGCGTATCACAGCATCCATCATATCATCTGGTAAAATATCTGTGCCTTCACACAATGGACACTCTGGATTTTTCTTAGTATTGGAACATTCGGGGCAGACGGATCCAGGTTTCATCTTGGTAATCTCCAGAATGCTGTGCCAGTTCGTACCCATGCGTAAGCTATCAGTAGTTTTGATGGGGACCAAACCCAAAACATATTTTAGTTTACACCGCATCGCACAGGCTTTAAATGCACTGAAAAACGATGCCGATAATCTCCATTTTTTCTTAGTCATCGTTTAATTCCTTTAAAATTAGGAAGATCAGTAAGATCAGTTCCAATATTTTCTTCTTCACTACATTCAGGACAATTTTCCTTTTCAGTTTCACTATACCATTCATGCCCACATTCATAACACTCGTTAGTGTATATTGCTATTTTTGTATCTGTACACCCCCATTTCCAAATTTCTAATGTAAGACCAAAGCATAAAATTTTCAATGAAATATTAAATACTATGCCTGTAGTATGGTCATGTGGCCCATACCAATAAATACATATTGGTAAAGCCCAATAAGATAAGTCCGTAACTAACCATATTGTATATTCTGGATTTTTACCCAATTGAATTTCCATCTTTTGCCTCACAATAACATGTGCCCCAAATAATGTTCCAATTCCGGGATACCGTGTATCACTAAATACATCCCATTACGATTTCTGATGTCCTGCATCCGTTTCTGCTGGCCTTCGCTCAGTCGCCCACCTGATCCCCTCTTTACTTCTATCTCAAAATGTTGACCAGTTGCAAATAGTCCTACAATATCTCCTGCATTTTTTATTCCATATGTTCCCCATTGTCCACGATCATTCTGAAATGAACCAGAATCGTGACGGCTGGCAAAAATTCCATGAGCCTTTAACCATACTAAACATTGTTTCAATACAACAGATTCCAAGAGATTAGGAACCGGCACGATTGGCTGTGTAGGAATTGAACCATCTTTGGCTCCCTGTCGTTTCACTGGCTGACCATCTCTCATGGCTTTAATGGCATCAGAGTAATCTTCATAGATCTTTTTGCGGGATCGTTTTTTCATGGGTTATCTTTTACAAAAAATCCTAAAGTCTATATAAAGACCATTTATATATGATATTTCTTATTGCTTTGTTCTTTATTTTTCCAGCAACCCCAAAATCTATTTTAACATATCTCCACATTCTTCCGAGTTCATCTGCATATCTGGTTCCTATTTTATATCTTCTAAAACGACTACTTTCATTTAAATCTGGCTTTTTCATTATCATAACAAATCCCCTATTCGGATTACTGTCGAGCATTTTCTACACACGAATTGGTGTGCGAGACTCCTATAATTACATACTTGACCTTCGGAAACAAGGACTCCATCACAATTGCTATTAGAAAAATGGTCATCTAAAGCTTTAGATAAACATATAGTTCCAAGATCTAATCCAAGAGGCTGATTACCCTGTATCTTTTTCATTTCTTGTAAACCTCGCTTAATTCCCCCTCGGCATCGAGTGGCAATCCGACTGCCCATTCCGGGCCAGTGCACATTATTTTCAACATATCATCAAGAGCACCCACATCATTTTTTTGTAACATACAAACTATTTCATCGTGGCTATGTAATACTATTGGAAGCTTGATAGCATCTATTTCCAAGATCCAATATGCTAACAGATCTCTTGCACACGCCTGTACAATATTTTCTGTGATACTTCCGCCCCACAAATGTCCATAATGCCATCTAATCTGTGAACCTCTGGTTGTTTGTTTTAAGGAACAGTGGCGATAGGTGAGTTCTCGTCCTGATGGGAGTTGAAGGTGAACTGTGCCTTTTCGATTGAAAATTTTTAACCGGAACCCTATTGCGTTGCCACCTTCATCATATTTCCGTGACACCTGAGTTTGTTCATGCGGGTATTTAATCACAAACTTAAATGCCTTTTCAACAGCAGACCAAAATTCAGGTATTTGTTTATAGGTAGTACGATATGTTTTAATAAGCTGATCAATAAAATCCCAGTCATATTCACCACTATCGAATAGAGGTCGAAGATCAGAATTGGTTACACAATTTTCATAGAATTTATTTGTACCCATTCCATATCCGCAATTAGACACAATCATGTTACCCGCTTGGAATCTATGATAGTCGCCCGAATATAGGATGTCTGCTGTTTCTAAGATTTTCGATCCTGGTGGTGAATCTAAGATTACCTGGTCTGTATCCAGCATTATTATTGATTCTGTCAATATCAAGCTGCGGATTATCCCACCCTGGCAATGTTGCCAAATATTCAAGAAAATCAACTCTATCAGTGATCCATTTGGGCCACACTCTAATACCTCGTTGACCATAATGTCTATGAGGTCTGGTCTCGCATCTGCTAATAATTGCACAAATTCTATCAAGCAATCGTTCTTTATGTGGTAAAGGCACTGTTGTTTTATAAGCCTGAGTTTTACCGGATGCCTTTTTAGCACAGACATTACAACGTGTAGAATTTCCGGCGACCAAGCTATCTCTTTCTGGAGTAGAGATTTTACCACAGGAGCAACGACATTTGACGGACTTAATGCCCTTGCGTGGCCCAAACTTAATTTCGATAACTTCAAGTTCTCCATACATGTCTCCGAGAATTGGTTGCCTGTACTTAGGCTGATTGCCGGAAACCACACGCCCTTGTCTAAGATCTCGTGATCTGGAGTTACCCATATTCCTTTTACATTTACACATGATTTTTTACCTTTATGAACAACCCCTTTATGATTTACCCACTGTCTACCGTCCCATAGTTTATCGAGTATATCAAGATCCTCGATTGATTTCCACCCACTATAAGTTAAAACTGGGGTTCCTAATGCCACGCAACCAAGTATGGCATCCTTACCAAACCCCCTACGAATTTTGAGTAACTTTTTAACAGGAGGAATTTCATCTTCTTTTGGTTTATATACAGCACTATTAAATAGCATAGTAGCAAATACACTATAAATATCTTCCCCATTTGCAAATCCATTTACTAAATCTTCTTGGTTCGCAAACCAAGCTAAAATTCTCGCTTCTATCTGTGCCGAATCAGCTATTCCTAAAATAACTCCGTCTGGACAACCCAGTAAACTTCTCATAGCAGCTATAAGTGGGTGTGTGCCTTGACCACCACGCCCTCTACCGCCGAGATTCTGTAAGTTGATCCCACCACTCCCAGACCACCTTCCAGTATGAGCACCATAATAATTAAGAGGTACACGAAGTAACCCGCCAGAAGCAGTGGCTTGATTAGCCATATTATTTATTCGTTTAATATGCAGGGGCCAGGATTTAACAGCTTGCCGGGCAACACATAAATTTCGTATCGTTTTATCAGGGTGAACCAACAATTCTTGAAATCCACGATCATCTTTCGCAAAAGCTGGAATAACTCCAGGCGTACCCAGTAACTTTGTCATGTTCTTACCCGGTTTACCTACTTTGACTGGAATTTGTTCATCTTCTGGCAGAGCCTCTTGGAGAAGTTTAACAAAAGACAGATTTCCACTGAGGTCTTTATCTTTGTGCTCAGTTTTATCTACTATCTGTTTTACTTCTACTAACATTTTTAATTTGAGATCCGTAGCTTTTTTAAAATCGAATTTAATTTTCGGCCTGAGATAAAGGTCAAGAGTATGACGAGCAACTGGTATTTCCACCTGGGGATTTGACATCTCCGGTAATAGTAACTGAAAGAGGGCTGTTTCGATTTCAATATCATTACAGCAATAGTCAGCAAGATTATTTTTAAGATTATTATTAGTTTCAGCGTCCATATCTTCATAGTGAAGCCCCTTGAACTGTATCGTTTTACCTTTGTCCTTTAGCCCAAACATTTTAGTAACATCTTTCATGCGGTGACTCATACGAGCATCGTAATGTCGGAGCAGATCGTCAATATCTATTACGTACGGGGGTATGATACCGAACCTTACGGCTAAAATAGCCATATCAAATTTACAATTTTTTGCAACCACTGTACACCGTTCCAAGTTAAGACCATAAACATTTTGTACACATGCAATATGGTCATATATAAATACAAGATCACCTTGACTTTTAGGACAAAAACGTGGGACAAAATCTGGTGACTCAGCGGTTCCAACCCCAGTGAAGTCGAACCTGGGATCTGTGATATACTCTATAATAGACATCTTTTTCCCAAGAGAATAATCCTGATCATAGTAAGATTCAAAATCTATGATCAGAACTTTCTCTGGATACCCAACAGATTTTAATATTTCCTGATAGCTCATAAATCTAATAAACTTATATTCCCGTTAGCTTCCTTTTTCTTTTCCTCATAAGGCCCGACTATAGTGCGAAAAAATTCTTGCTTCGCACATTCCAGTATCCCCGCAGCATCATTAAAAGCATCGTAACATGGGCCACGTTTCTCGAAACGCTTGAACCGAGCAACATAGTTTATAATAAAATGGTGTATGAGTCGTGTGATTATGTAATTGTACTCACCTTTTTGGTGAATAAATATACACATAGCATCAATATGGTGATCGAGAATTTCACGTGCTTTTTTATCTATGTAGGGCATGGGTTACTCCTTCCTAAATAATATTCTGGAAATACTCCGATTATTTTATAAGCCTTTTTTCCATCTTTAGCATAATTTTCTAATCTGGTTAAATGTGCATCCACTGAATTTTCTAAATCGAGGTTGCCTTTATAAAGTTCCCAATACAATTTTGTTGTGTACGATAAAACGCATAACACACAGTTATCTTTATTTCTTATACGGGATGTGGCAACACTACTGAGAAATGGAAGCTGTGATTCGCCAAGAGCTTCATTAGGTTTCATACAGAGTCTAAATCGTTGAACCGTTTGTCTAAAAAATCCATTCGTGCTAAAACCCTGAAGATCAGTTAATAGCTGCTCGAAACGCTTTAGATATTTTTGTCTTGCAATTAAAAGTGGTGCATTTTCAATCTGTTTTCTACCAGCCATTATATTCTCCTACCGCTACGTGTAATTTTGCCTTGTTCTTTAAGCTTGTTATATTTTTCCCCGTATTCCTCGAAAGTTATTTTACCGAGAGCCAATTGCCAACGGATTTTATCTTCTTCCGGAGAGATTAAACACGGTCGTCTTGTTGATCCCTTACCCAAATTAGCCCCTTGGTTTCATAAGCCCCTTGTGTAGCTTGCGTCTTGCTACTTTACGGGTGTGTCTGTCTCGTTTGGATTTTGATTTAGCAGTCACGATCTTGTTTTTTCTATTATTGTTTTAACCATATCATCAAGTTTAGCCGCATATTTATGTGATATTGCCATAAAAGATATACCAAAGCACAATATATGTAGATGTATTTCAGTATATTCTTTTGACACATACTCTCGCTCTAAACTAAATAGAAAAGTCCAACGCCATCGCCAACTAATATTCCCAGTTAAAGAAATTTCATAATTTTTAGTTTTCATAATTTACTCTGGTGTACAAAACCAATTATCACAATTTCTACAATGACAAAGATAAAAGCTAACTTGTGCTACTCCGCTTGAATCACATTCGGGACACACACACATAATCATTATCAAGTATTTTTTGAGACTGCTCCAGTTCTCGTTTAAACAATTCAATACGTAATTTAGAATTAAATACACTTATCATTTTATTTTACTCCACACTTACGCATCGTATTAAGCAAGTCTTTTACATCAGCAGGGAGATCTTTAGGTGGGTTATTTAAAAGTCCCTTTGCCTGTCTGATTGTTAAACTCCCAGTGGTATTTTTCCTTTTCCTTTTCATTTTATTTTCCTAAACCTCTTGGTAGCTTTACACCGCTTACAGGTTACTTTATTTCTAATATCTGTAATTTTTAATTGCACAAACCTCTTTCTCTCACAGCCACAAGCAGATATAATCCACCAGGGTAGCCATGAAAAATGTACTATTTCCTTTTTCATTTGAAATTCCCATCCCAATATTTTTCACCTTTTCCAACAGGCATTACTTCGTGATATGGTGTACCATCTATAATAACACCAGCACTAAGTATTGAACGTGTAACTTGCTCTTTAGCATAAACAAAAGCATATGCTTTATCATCTATGCCACAACCTACATCCATTCCAAACCAACGCCTAAGAGGATTAGCCGACCAGTTGATACCACCACGAGTATGATAGTGCCCCATGACTACAGATATTCCCATTTTCTGAGATAGACCCCATGCCGGAGTTTTACCCCCGCCTTTACCATGTCCATGACAATAAAAGACACCATCAATAATAGTTGACTGTACCCAATTCCATTTTGGTGTTTCCCACAATCCAGCATAATCACGAAGAAATTTAGCGGGTATATTTACTGATTCGGCTACACGCTTTGGCCTTGCATCGTGATTTCCTATAACCACAGTGGCTTTCTTAAATAGTTTATACCATGTTTGAACCTCAGCCAGTGCTGTTTCATATTCATCTATCGGGCCAGGAGCTTCAGGATTGTTAGCATGGAAACTGATGGCTGACCAGTCAACAATATCACCGATAAATACCACTTTATTGCACCGCCATTTTTTGTAAAGGTCTTTACAGAATTTGGCATAACCTTTTCGTGTACATGGACTATGTACATCACCTATACAGAGGATTCGGCTCATCTAAAAATCCCCCCGCATGATAAAATGAGTTAGCCAGTTAATAGCTTCATCTGTTCTTTTAAACACGACTATGGGTATATTATTCTTAACAGCAAAATCATATTCTATTTTGCGACCACCCTGTAGCTCGTCCCCTTCCGGGACGCAGACTATTACAGCATCACAACCCTTATCAATAATTTTACAGTCTATTTCCAAAATTTCTTTCTCATTTAAATAGTGGTCATGAAAAGCTATATGTACAAAGTCCTCATGTTCAGCAGGAACGTAAAATTCAGCACCCTTGAAAGTTTCTCTAAGTCGCTTGGCTATTAATTTTATAGCGTCACAATTCTGTGTCATCTGAGCTTCAGTGGCATCTTTTCCATACTTGCCACGTATACTGTGTGATATGTAAATTTTTATGATATACCTCCTTATTTTTTTATATGTTCTTTCCTAAATTCCTTATGTTTCTGCTCTTTTCTTAAATACCTTTGGATACACGCATCTGCATCCCCTCTTGTATTAAAGTAACCAGTTAGCCCATCACTACCTTGCATCATTTCTTCATAAAATTGTAAATCTGAATGGAGGTATGTTCTACTAATACTCTCATATACATAAAAATAAGGAAAGCCATTTATATACTGCATACAAATAGTAAAGTTAACCTCTTTCCTCTCTGTTTCTGTTTCTATTGGCTCTGGCTTTGCCTGTTCCCTATACGCTCCTTCGAGGTCATCAAGTTCTTTGGGTAAAACCTCGGCGGCAATTCGTAACTTAGTTGCAAGATAACAAATGGCACACCATGCAATAGCTCGGTCATGTGATTCATCTGTTAGACCCATCTTTTCTTGTGCGATATGACGTTCAAGACTGTTGATTAACTCTGATAATGGGATGCCCTTCTCCCAATTACGAGCAGAATAATGTTCTGCACCTTCCTCAAAATGCTTACTAATTTCAAGATAAGCATCAGGGGGAAATAATACTGGTGTTCCCTTGCCTTTAGCTACTTGTTTTTTAGCCCCTGTACTAAACTCTCGTTTTTCCCCGGATTCTGTTTTAATCGTCATTTTTATTTTCTCCAGAAATGATTCTTTAGTCCACTGTACCAAACGTAACTATAGAGTAGAATTGATGGGAGCATAAAATACTGTTTAAAATACAGGAATAGTGAAAGCCATAATACCTGACTGCACAGCCCCACAATATATCCGTACTTATACCATTGCTGTTTTCTACCAACTATAAAGACAGCACTTGCTCCCATTATTGCCGTAGCTAATTGTAAAATTATACCTGTCATTCCGCTAAACATACCTGCATCGGGCGTGGTTCGGGTACGACTTCAACGGTGTTGGCAAAAAACACTGCTAATCTGCCCATTTCTAAATCAAATGCCAGCGGAAATGACCGTAATTCTTTATCAATACCACATTTAGCAATTTTTGGCTTCTGGTACAAAACCCCACCATACCAAAATAACCCACCTTCAGGTATGTTCCAGAGTGTTTGTCGTTCATTCTCTATTTTTACATTTATCTGCATTTCTTAATCCTCAAAAAAAGGTGGGCGAGGCCATCCAGCACTTTATAAAGTTATAGTATTTTCGCCTGACTAACTCGCCCATTAAAATCTATTCACGATTTGACCATCCATCCATTTTTGATATGATAAGGTCGGTTTCCGCTTTTCAAGATATATCCCCTTTGCTTTCAAGGCTTCCACCATATTGCCAACGGCGTGTATTGAAATGCCCGAAATCAACGCAATCTGTCTAAAATTACAACCCTCGTCATTTATCAATGATTGGATTTCTACCTGTCGCTTGGTCAAAACTGGAAACAATTGAGGGCATTTCTGTTCAACATTTTGAAGTAGCTGTTGGATTCTCCGCTGAGATATACCCATTTTCTCTGCTGCTTCTGCGGTTGTTAGGCCATCAAAATCCTGATGGCATAAACGATATGCTTGTTCTTCTGGGATTGTAAGTATGCGTTCCGTTTTCATATTTACCCTTCTACTTATATGCCCAACTCCCTACATATACGTAGCATAAAGATTATAAAATTTGAAAAATTCTTAAAAACCCACTAATTTACTGGGTAATTATGCCGTTTGGAGCAATTGTAAGGCGTATGACATGTGGCTCATATGGTGCACCATGCGAATAGTGGTGTTGCCACATCACACCATAACGTGTCCTATTCCACCAATGTTTAGATATATATTCAAGAACCACGTACCCTCTTTTGTCCCTGACCGCAAGCTTTCTCGCACTTCTGATTGCTTCATAGTAGGTCATTTTTATCTCCTCAGAGAATTATAATAATCTTCCATTGTTCTAAATCCGTGTGTTTTTACAAAATGGTTCTTTATAGTTCTATCACGCAAATCTAAATCCTGAAATGCGGATAAGCTACCCTGTTTCCAAGCTGGACGTAACAGCGACAGCTTTTCATCAAAAGTCTGTGATTCTCTTAGCATAATTTTATTCCTTCCTTTTAACCGTAGGCATGTTCCGCCGGGTTCGTTTTAAACTCTGCCTTGCAAGTTGGAGCTTCACAAATAACTGTCTCAGTAATTTCGATTTCTGTGTTAAATCTCTCACATTCAGGACAAATCCATTCGTACCCACTGGCAATTATATCAACTGTTTCCATAATTTAACCCTCTAAAAGTTGCCGTTTCAGATTTTCAAATGACTCATCGGATATTTCGATTGTTTGCCCGTCAATAACAATTATACGTTTACATGGCCTTAGATATTCCATTCTTGTAAACCAATAATCCCCCTGACCATTTGTAACAAGAACGTCAGAACAGGTTTCATGATTGGCTTCCCAACAATAATCCTTCAATACGCGAAGGCCAGTTGCAAGAATTGTTAGCCCGTTTCTTTCATATTTGTTACAACTGTTTGTAAATTCACCACCTTTAATCCCAAAGGCATATCGCCCATCAACCAAATCTACTTTATCACCAATTTTTAAGTCCTGCATTTTTAGCTCCTTAATAATTAAAGTTCTTAAATAAATTAAAGGGTTCATTTTTTATTCCTCATCGCTTGTAGCAGTAAAAACGCAATCATTATACACTTCTCTCAACGTCTCGATACAATAATCCCTGTCGGATTCGTGTTCAAAGCTTGCAATTATACCAATAGCCCCTGGCCTTTCTATGTGATATTTCATAATTTACTCCTTATTTGGACATTCTCTATTAGCACACACTATCATACAGTTTAACGGACAACCATATTCTAACCTTTTACACTGTTTTGAATATATATCAAGGTCAACTTCACAAAGTAAATCCACAGCTATTTCTAACCGTTGTTCATCTGTTAGCTCTTTCATAATTTATCTCCATATTTTTTTCGTAATCGTTCTCTACTTGCTCTTATTTTTTCAAGTATCTTAATAGCGAGTATTTCCGCATCAACGCTACCTTCACCAGCTATAAAACGAGCAGCAAAACTTTCAGCTTTCGAGTTCAAGTCTGACGTTGGTTTGGTTTTTGGTTTATTCTTACTTCCTTTGAGTCTTGCCATTTTTATTTCCTTTTCTGTTTTCAGTATTATACCAAATCTATATTCCGGTGTCAAGTAAAATCTGGCATTTTATCCCGTCCACCATCCTCGTAATTCTTCACTAAATATATCGGGTTTACCCGTAGATAACGCCTTATGTCTTAAATTTCTGAGTTCATCCTGTTCGTATTCCTCTTTTTTATATTCGTAGCAATCGTTGCAAACATTATAATATCCTGCTTCGGCTAATTCTGCTCCGATGTCATCATCTCCATCGTCGTTACATCTATTTAATTCGTCAGGCCCGGAATATTCGTTACACACATCACACGTTCCTATCGATAGGCAATCACTACATATAATGTTATAATTATCCGTAGCTGTATCCCGCTCATAATCATCTGCCACAAAACTACATTCGCACTCAGTGCATTTTACTTCAAGGCTATAGCCGTGTTTATCATTCAATTGTTGAGCAATGCTCAAAACCAAATGTGCATTGTTATTCTCTTGGAATTTTTCAAAACATTTTTTGTCCATGAGTTTAACCACTTCTGCCTTATGCTCTAACGTTTCGACTATCTTTAGTGCTTCTATTTCTGTTTTTACTCCGGAACATCCAGTTGAAAATAAATTGTGCCATTTTCCATCAGCATCCCAAAAACAAAAATTCCATTCCCAGATGCAACCGCTATATCCACCACCTTGATAATATAGTAGTCTGTCCTTCATAATTTACCTCTTTTCATTTTTAAGTTAAAAACCCATGTTTTTATTTATTGGACTAAAATTCGGCTTACGAGGATTGACTGTGTTGCGTTATCTCCGAGCCGGGTATACTAAACTGCCTTAAAAACAGGCAATAAGAAAACTCTCGTCATCTATGCGAATAACTATTGTATCATTCTCAATATCCTCAATTGTCTGGTAGTCGTCAGTATAGTCTTTTTGGAACTCAGCAAGGTTTTCGTATTCGCAGTATTCGCAGCATATAGCAATAATATCAAGCTCTATCTCTAAACCGCATTCTTCCTCGTACTGCTCCAGATATTCAAAAAGAGCTTTTTTGCCACCATAGCTAAAATTATCGTTTCGGCCCATACTTCTAAATCTATCACAAAAATGGTTAAAATTTATTAAGATTTTCATAATAAAACTCCCCAATTCTTATGCTACGTTTATATTGCCCATTTTATACATAACTTTTACGTATGTTTCTACGACGCTTCGATAAACATAATGTTTAAAGAATGTCCTGTTGGTGTTGCTCTGGTCTACGACTTGCACAATATATCCCTGATGGATTCCATCTTTACTATGTCTCGAACAAGTTAAAACTGTAACAAGCTGTTCGTTGTGGTTAAAAGTGGCCTTGGCAATAGTGTCTTTGGGGTGCTTAAGCCAAGTTTCCATTTTAATACTCCCTGCTGATTAAAACACAATTTCCGTTTTTGAACTCCACGCTATCAACCGTATTTCCGGCAGAACCATACCCACAATCATATTCGGCTTCTATTTTTATAGAATGGTCAGGGTCAAAAGTTTCGAGTTTTTGGATTAATTCTTTAACGGTCATTTTTATCCCCTTTCGTTTTTAATATGTCCGGCTACCAGTTTATCCGATAGCCGGACAGGGTGTGGAGAAAGTATGATGTCAATATACGTTATTATCAGCGGTCGATAATTTATTATAGCATACATCCCCGGCTTCGTCTATATAGCCATTGTCAATCAACGCTTTCGCTGTCCGTCCATAGTGTCCTTGCAATGTCCATGCCATCCCGGACTTGACTAACTGGGCGAATAATTCAACTGTTTCAGTGTCGGATAATTCACCCTGCTCATACGCAATGATTTTATCAACTAACATTTTTAATCCTCCGAATTGGTCTATTAAAACTGGTTTTCACATCCCACTGTCCCCGGAATGATGTTATTAATTTAAATATATCATTTATGCGTAATATAGTGTTAATTTTATATCTCTGTTTGGGTGTCGGGAAATCAAATCCTTCTATAGCTGCTTCATCTATATATACTTTAACCCGAATACCACCTGATTTAAGAAAATCAGATAACAGAGTATTAAGCACATCCCAACAAACTGTGTTATGCGTTTGCCCGGCTTTACATTCTATTATCTTACCTGTTTTAGTTATTAAGCAACCGCTCATTTTATCCCTCTTTTCATACGTGCGTAAACTACACTGCCATTTTCAGTTTTTAATTGTTTTATATATGCCCGGCTGTAAACTGGGATAAGCCCAAATTCAGCCAACAATTTACGTTCCGCTGTTCTAAATGTTCCCTGATGTCCATATTGTCCACCACTGTCAATATTGATAAAATGACTAATTTCGTGTAACACATAAGCATATCGAAATTCTATAGGATATTCCCGACTGCCATATCCTTTTGCTGATAAACTGAAAGCCCATAATGGTATTGCTAACACACGTGTGCCATAATTTGCATAACCGTGTGTGTTATCTACCATACGCAATTTTACATTTGGTAGATTATACAAATCTATAATCTCTTGGCAAAATACTTTAGCTTCTGTTCTGTCCATTGCATCACCTTACATCATAGCGATATACATCCAAAACGCTAATATCCAGATTTCACGTTCAAACATAAAATACCCTGTAATCTATAAATACTGATTGACTGCGAAGTTTATGCAACAATCGCTTTGCTTCCCGCTTAGTTCTAACAATCCAGTGGTCGCCATTTGTGCTGATTATCTTAATCATTGCTCAAACCATTCCTTTAATGCTGTGGCAAGTAGCTTTTTTATTTCCGTTGGTGTTTTGTTTGTCGCTATCCAAGAAGCTTTAGTCAATTCATGTAAAATATCTGTTTTGCAATGTTTATATAAAGCTTTTTTGAACGCCTTGCTTGTTAATTTATCGGAATACATCAATTGATTCAACTCTAGAGCAATGGCTGCATACTTTGCAGCTTCTTTCTTATGGTAGGCAGCTAATTTATGCTCGCCATTTTGCTTTAATTCAATAGCAGCTATTTCGTGCGAAGCAAATGCAACAAACACATCCTTTAGCTCTTTATATTTGATTGTAGCTAAACCATTCACGTTTCAAATTCCTCTGGCAGTGTCTCGAGACCGCCTGATATACCACCGATTAGTAACAGCAAACTGCCTATGATAATCAGTGTCAATAACATAATTTATCCTTTCATTTAACTATATAAACTATACCACATACTCTATACGTATGCAAGTATAAAATGTTCCGGGACAGATTATTAATTGCTATTGCAGGACTTATGGTGAAGTGTCCCGACTGGGACAAGCTAATAAATGGTAGCCGGGACAGATTATTACTGTGTGTATAAGGACTTATGTGATATTGTCCCGGTGTCCAGTGTTTTTATAAGTTCTTTCTAAGGAAATAAATATACCCTATAATAATAGTATATAGTAAAGAATAAAATAATAGTCTATATAAAGGGTACAGAAAAGCTGGGACGCTGGGACAAGGTAGGTTAAGTGTAGTAGTAGTAAGGAATAATCTGTCCCGAAGGGGTCGGGACAATCTGGGACGGCTGGGACAGTAAGATAATCTTATAGTAATATGAGTATATCGTATAGTATACGTTGTCCTCGACAGCCCAGACAGCCGTTACTATAGTAGCATAGCCATTTATATCCCTGATAATGGCTGATTATTGATGGATTGTATGAGTTGTGTGGGTCGTATCGAACTGGGGGGTAGTACCCTTGACATCTGGGTTCCGGAGTCCCATACCACCTTTCATGGACGGAATCTCTCACAGTAATTTCCTACTTTTACAGTTTTTACAGTTTGTACACGGTTATAACTACGGGTTTGAGCAGTTGTAACTACAGATTCGGGCAGTTATAACCCCCATTGTAACTAAAGTCTACATATATATAGTAAAAATTTTAAAAAAATCTACATATATATGGACAAATGTTTCGTATTCGTAGGTAGTTGGCAGTATATATAGAGGGCTGGGGAAATCTGGGGTCGGAAATAAGCCAAATACGGGTTTTATGCCAAACACCCCCTCTCCC